CAATTATTACCAAGGTACTCCTCTCTCCAGTGTGGTGCAGTCATACCAAAGTATATCATAGCATCACCACGATTCAATACAACCTCTTGCTTCTGTCCTTTAGGATTCTGTATCCATATTGCCCAAGGTTCATCAGATGCTAGGTTAACAGTTAAAGAGATCTCACACTCTTCCTTATCAACATGTGGTGTTAGAACTGCACCCTTCTCATATATCCTTGCGTAAGTATATGTTGGTAGTACAGTCTCACCAACCAGTTGAGATACCTGCACATTCTTCTCACATAATAACTCTACAAAGGAGATATAATCATACTTACCAAGACACTTATCTACTTGAGGATCATTAGTTATATCAAACTCCTCTGCATATAAGTTAAAATCTTTTGCTAGATCAGTTGCTCTCTCTTCTGATATAAAGTTAGGAACAATCATATAATTGTTCTCTACTAATTTCTCATTCATCATGGTGCTTCCTCAACTCTCAAAATATCAAATATGTTAAGACTCATAGTTATTCTCTCAACATTACTCTTGAATGGATAGACTGCATGTTTCAACTCAGCAGGGAATATATACATGTCTCCAGTCTTAGGAATTACCTTCCATGTTCCTGGAATCAACCAACTAGTAGATCCTTCAAAGAATTCAAGTTGACCTGCACATGGCATGTTACTCTTATCTTTAAAATCTATTGCTTCTTTAGCAATCTCTTCTGGTACATCAATCATAATAACAACACTAAGAGTTCCTCCATGTGCATGAATTGGATTAAACTCATTAGGTTGTTGATAGTTAACCCATGGTCCTTGACCAAGATGGAATCTAAGATGTTTAACACCTTTAGTAGTAGTCTCACCTGGCAATGGTTTTGGACCATCACCAATCATATTATCTTCCAACCTACTATAACATGCTCTTACATGATCTACTATATGTGGGTACAGATGTTGCATGAACAAATTAGAATCAACAACCGCTTTGGTTTGAGATTCTATGTTACCTGCTAAACTATGACCCATACTCCTAGCAGTTCTAGATGCTCTCGCTGTTGCTTGTAAGAGAGATAGGAATTGATCTGATACCCTATCTCTAGAGATAATAGGTCCAAAGGGATGTATAACAGTCATTATTTCTTATTCGCTTCTCTCCAATGCTTTATAAGGAGTTCCAACTCCTTTATCCTTGCTTCAGCAGTTTTTATCTTCTCATCCAAATTGGTGTTACTCATACATCTAACTTGCGAAGACGGAACGACAATGCCTTACGCTCTCCTTTGTCTGTATGTATAACAGGTTGACCATGATCGTCAAGAGATATGTCAGTGATAACTGTTCTGACGTTTCTAAACTTACCAACGTCTATCTTATCACCAATTTTAAGTTCAATATTAAAAGAGTCCACATTACTGGGTTTTCATCATCTTAGATATTATACACTATCTGTCAATGTCTGACAACTACGACATCCCCACCATCATCATCGTCATCCTCATCATCATCCCAGTCATCATCTATATTATTGTTTAATGCATCTATTCTGTCTTGTAATGATCTATTTAAAGGATCACGAGTATCCTTCTCAAAATTAACAACCAATAGTTCTTCATCAGATTTAATCTCTTGAACCTCTGGATGATTAGAATTTAATGGATTCTCTGGTTGTTTTTCCATTGGTTTATTCTTTGAGTCATAATATTTATTAATATCTCTCAAATTAGAATACATTAAAGCAAATGCTCCACCTGCTAATACAGTAGAACACAATATAAAAAGCAATACCTCAATCATTCTCATTTCTCAAATACTCGTTAAGAATATAAAACCACACAGTACCAAGTACTATAATACAAAATAATCTAATATTCTCACCATTAACAACAATTGTTCCCATTTTTCTCCTTTTTATTCTGCTTCTTAATCATCTTAGCATACCAAACATCCTCCTTTGTCCACATATCAGGATGCTTCTTACTATACTTGATCAATCTCTTTGCAGTCTTCCTTAAATCCTTACGTATCTCTTCTGTCGTCCCTACACAAACCTCATGGTTGTCCTTCAAACTAAATCCTCCCTATGTTTACTATTGGTGTTTCTTTCCATCTTGCTGCGGTCAAGTTAAATGTTGAACCTTTATGTGCTAAGATACCCTTAGAATATGCTAATGCAATGAAGTCAATCAAGGATTCTGCTACATAATTCTTCTTGATAGGACAAATCTTCTTAAACTTATCCATCAAGTCATTCTTATCAACAATTTTATACTTATCCTTCCAATGGGAATAGTATTTAGACGGGATATCAGCAGCAATGTAATATTTCTTCTTAGTATCCATCTCATTAAAGTATTGACTGTCTTGAATGTACTGATAAGTATCTGAATCCACTACAGTATGACCATCATTTATTTTTTTATAATATTCTAAGTAATCCTCTCTTATACCATCAGGAATTGAACTGATATCATCATCACTTAACCATGTACCAGATCCTCTCCTCAAATGAATACCATGATACTTACCAAACAAAGTCTTAAACTTCTTATCCCAATTTGGATCTTTTAATGTAATGGTACTTATGTGATTATCATATGGTCCTGTTAATGCAGTACATGTTGTAGTTTGACCTGCCATACTCTGTAACCAAGTCTCTTCCCATTGATCTTGCAAATTACTTACAGTCTCATCCCATGTACCATCATCTTCAAATACAGTATTGGGGAAGTTAAAGAACTCACTCTCAGGATAGAACTTCTGCTCAAAAGATAAGCGACAGTTCTCTCCATATAATGATTGTGCTTGTTCCCAATGAAAAAGTCTATTACCTAGAGCAGTGTCAAGTTCATGAGCACCAAAACCAAGACCATCAGCACCACCCAACACACATCTCATTACTGGTTTATCATCCTCTATGATTAACTTCTCAATCTCATCAACAACTGGAACTTCCTCCTCCTCAAACATCATCTCCAAGTCAAACTCATCATCAAGTTTACTTAGATCAAAGTTCTGGAAGAAACTATCCCCATCCCTAGAATTATATTTGACATCGTTAGTCTCCTTACGGATCTGCTCATCTACAAAATCTTCTGTTGTTGATTCATCAATTGCATCTGCCTTATCAAAATATTGGTCATCAATTGCATCATCAAATAAAGATTCATCAACCTCACCATCAAATAGTGTTACCATAGGTGATCCAGTATTACCAGTATTATCAAACATATCTGGACTCTCTTTGGCAACAGACTCCATTGTATCCTCATTCATAAAGATCTCATCATGATCCTTCATCACCTGTTGTTGGATACGTTCTACCTGAAGTTCATGATCCTTCATTAAGAATGTCATCTGTCTCTTATGTTCCTTCTCATGCAATTCAGCATTAGTATATAATCTCTGCTTCTCAGTATCATGCTTCAGTTCAATCTCCTTCATCTCATCATCATGATTCCTCTGCATGGTATCCATCTGAAGTTCAAGTTCCTTCATGGCATCTTCCCATGATACAACTCTCTTCTTCTCTTCCTCTTCTCTTGCCTTCTGCTCTTCTATCTGACGTTGATTCTCTACATTAAAATGATTAATATACTTTTGTATCTCTTGCTCTGTGATAGGAGTATTTGGAATAGCACTATCATATTCTACCCATCCATTACCATCCTTCCATTGGATTGCCCATAGATGTTCAATATCAGTAAAAGGCCAATTCTCTTTAGTAAAAAATATACCCTTATCGTCAACTTTAATGTAACGATCTGCTTCTACTAATGTGAATACTTTCATTGCGATCCTCCAAGTTTATGAGTATGGTCATTATCATCATTTGTATCTACCTCAGTAGCATTGATGATTTTTCTTTCTTGCATCATCTGTGCAGCAGCAGATAATACATTTATGTTAGTTTCATTCGCCTTCACCATCTCATTCCTAAATGACTCAACAGCAGCACCAGTAGATCTAGATTGCTGTGATGTTTCTATTAATAACATAGGCAACCATGTTACCGCACATCCCCATTCATCAACAGGTTCACCTGTCTGTGGATTAGCACCTCTTATTTGTGTGTACCATGAACACTCAAGACCTTTACATGGTCCTTGTATCAATGGACAAAAATCACCAGGTTTAAGTTGTGCCATAATAATATTATATATCTAGTCCAGTTCACATACTATAACATCTAAGTATTGTATTGCCAAGTTAGATGTTGCTGTATATGTTCCTTGAATTTGTACTGTACCGCTAAATGGATGGTCATGTGGACCACCAGCAGCACCCTCATTAACTCCACCAGTAGCAGTATTACCATCTCTTACCCTAGATCCCACATTACTAAATGGTGTAGCATTTGAACCACCAGTAGGTCCAAGTAAGTGTTCGTGACTGTGCTCTGGTAACTCAGCAATTGATAAAGTGTGGTCACCCACCACCTTTGGTATACCTGAAGGTGGTAAGATAGGTCTAGTATTGTTTACAGTTATTGTTATATCTCTAGCAGTAGATAATACTGTGGTAAAATCAAATGTACCACCAGATCCACCACCTGTTCCTGTTACTACTCTAAGTGATTTATTATTAACGGATGCATCAGTTATCTGAGTCCATCCAGTAGGTGCAGATGGTTCCCAGAATAACTTCCTTGTACCAGCAGGATACATCCAATAATATGAATTAATGGAATTATTAGCATCTGCTAAATCAAATTGTACTCCATTGGATGTTAATCTTGCCATATCAACTGAAGGTGCATATTAGTACGTCAACATATTGGAGTCTCAGGTCAATCTGACCTGCTCCTGTAGCAGAGAATGTTGCTGACCCATTAAAGGGGTGATCATGTGGTTGTCCTATCTGACCACTTGGGGAATTCACACTACCTGTAGGTGATGATCCCTGTACCCTAAAAGTACCACCTCCACCTGAAGCAGAAGCAGTACCACCTGTTAATGAATTATGAGTGTGATCTGGTATTTGTGATATTGCCAGAGTAGTACCACCAACTGTACCAGATACAGTAGTACTAGCACTAAATGGTACTGCTAATGATGAGGTGCTATTCGGGAATACTTGAGAGAATGTTAATCCACCTGCACCAGATGTTCCACCAAATCCAAACCCACCACCTGTTCCATTGACAAGTCTTAATGCTTTATCGTTATGTGAATTTTCTTTTACCCATCCAGTTGGTGCTGCTGCTTGGAAAAATACCATAGCAGCACCCTGCTCAACAACACCATACTTTGATGCAAGTGAAGTAGAGTCTCCAAACGTAATTCCAGTCGCAGTTAATGTTGCAGACATTGTATAAGACTTTCTATTCCTTTATTCTTTATTTAGCACCTTTTTAGATCCGTCATTTATCCAGAACCCATCATCAGTCAATTCCCATCCATCATCTTGCATTGCTTTCCAACTACCATACCTCTCCATTGCTTCTTCAGTTAGATTCATCTTGATCCATGCGGGCCAAAGTTCCTCTTCAACTTGAGGCATTTGCAATTCCTTTCTACGTTCTAATGCATACTCACGATACATCTCTTGAGTCCACCCATCATTATATGGTGACTGTGCTTGAATCTCAGCATCCATCAACTTATAATCAAATAAGAGTTCTCTCTCTTTGTCTGGAGTATCAGTATCCCTGACGTAGACAGTCTTGCCACCGTCAGGGGATTCGTAGATCTTTGCCATTAGAGTTCCTCATCACAATGCTTCTCTACAATCTCTTGAATAACTTCACTAAATGCATTACGCAATTCATATTGAATGTCATTCTTATCCTTCTTTAACCTAGTAACTGTAATAGGTGGAAGATCAAGAGTTGCTTTTATCTCCCATAATCCAAGTTCTTTGTTCTTGGTAGTTGTAATATCAAGCATTTAAAGTTGCCTCCGCATAGTCACGATTGAATAAGTCAAGACCTTCTCTTGTTAGCACACTGTTATACATGCTATCGAATGTCTTAATAGGTAATGTAAGAACATGAGCACCATATAACAAGCAACGTGATGCTTGATGTGCTTCTCTAATAGATGCTGCTAAAATCTTAGTCTCCATCTTATGTTCCTTCTGAACACCACAGATTGCTTTGATTAACTCAACACCACTAAAACTATTGTCATTGAGTCTACCTACAAATGGTGAGAGATATGTAGCACCTGCCTTCATTGCTAAACATGCTTGAGCAACAGAGAATACTAAGGTTACATTAGTCTTAATGCCACCATCACTCAATCTCTTACATGCCTTAAGTCCCTCAACTGTGCAAGGTACTTTAATAGTAACAGCAGGAGCAAGAGGATAGAATGTCTCTGCCTGTGCTATCATCTCATCAGCAGTCTCAGCAACTACCTCAGCAGATATACTCTCCATCTCAGGGAATCGTTCTGCAAGTTCTTTGATAACATCATGCTGAGTACGACCTGACTTCAGTATTAATGTAGGGTTTGTAGTGACACCATCTATCAATCCAGTCTCATATCTGGATGCAATAGCGTCAACGTCTGCTGTGTCTAAAAAAAATCTCATGTTTGTTTACTTGTAGTTGTACGGATCATGTTCCGTGGATTTCCTCTTCTGGAACCAGTCTCTAATCTTCCTCAGTAGTCTCTTCATTAGGAACCTCCTCTCTTCCTTCTGGTCCAATAAAACCGACGATTTTAGTTCGACGATCTCTATTTGTGTAACCAATGTTAACTACGACATCCATTACCCTTAGAATATCTTTAACAGATGTTCCCTCTGGGCATCTAGTCATAATAAAATCGAACTTACCAAAAAACTCATCGGCGGCATCCGTGAGTTCTTCCATTGTTAGATTATCATTCTTCATTGGCATCCTTAATGTCCTCATGAAGTTTTTTAGTTGCCTGTGCTTTTATGAAGTCACGCAACTCAGGAGTTTCTTCCCAACTCCACTCTTGGTTATGTTGAGGATTCTTCTTTTCTATTAGATGTGTTCTTTTAGTCATATAAACTCCGAGTACCCTAACAGTATATCATAATGCTAACTGTTGAGCAATACACTTTGCCACCATTTTGTAGGTTTTAACACCTCCATGTGAGAGATCCCTACCATAATCAATGATAGGTATATATGGAACATCTGTTAGAATCTTCTTAACTCCCTTAAACAAACTAAAGTTAGCAGTCACACCCATTTGTTTAGCAATAAGGTGTTGTAATTGTAATACACTATTACCATGCCAGTCATAGCGTCTCTGTGCTGCACCAAGTCCAGCAGGATCATCTCTCCATGATCCACAATTAACAACTCTATCCTTTAAGTATAAAGGAACTCTACTTGGATCTGGCCATCCAATAGCAATTGCTTTTGGTTTATAATGTTGCAATAAACATACTAAGTTATGTACTGCAAACTGACCAGATGAACCAGGAACACCCATGTTAACAACATAATGTCCTGTGATCTCACTTAACTGATTTGCTATCGTATCCTTCTCATTAACACCCACACCATATACTAAAGAACAACCAAAGACAACAATAGATTTCTTCCAATTGATCTCATTAAATTCTTTGGTACGATACCCAAGAGAATTGTTTTGATATGTTATAGTCTCAGTCCTATACTTCCAGTCGGATGGAGTCTTCTTTAAATTCTGTTTGAATTTTGCTTCACCATCACTATCATGATACCAATGTTCTTTCATAGAACACAAACGATCCTCAACCTTGAAGATCCTTACACTTCTGCCCCCAGTTGGGTTGTCAGTATATATCGTCATGTGAACACCTCAACATTATTAATCTTTGCAAATCTCTTTGCATCATCTATATCATTAACCATAGGTTCACCCTTTACATTA